CAAAAATTTTACTTAACGAGGTAGTACCACGTGCTAAGAAGTTAGGAGTAGGATTTGAAGAAGTTTGTTCGCCACAGGATTTGTCTAGTTTAGTAACAGCGGAGTTACACGGTATAAATACCAGAGCAGATACAAGAAAGTATCTTGATAAACAAGGAGAGTAATAACATGTTGTAGATTGAATATAGTTGTAAAGACGTAGTTTTTCATTTTAACAAAAAACACCTAGAGGATCCAAGTGTTCCTATGTGGTGTGTCAAAAGTCATGGTATTACATTTTATGTAAATCATGTATCAGCAGAAATTCCCTGGACTACTAAAGAAACTCCAGACAATCCAAGTACCAAAGGTAGTATCAAGTTTAAAGACTGTAAGCTAAGTATTGACCGCGATAACAATGCTACACTCAGCAAGTTAGGTCTATTAGATAAACGTTTACCACACCCATTCATTGCTAATCGTATCATTGCCGGCAATCGTGGAAATTTTCATAATGCTTTATTAGCAGATGAATTTCAACACAGCGAGATTAAACATGTTCATGGTGGCTGTGGCAGTAGCTTTATTATCTGTGACCTAACAGACAAGAATGAAGCACTCTTGGCTGCTCTTAAGTATGCTGGTCAATTCCGCTTGTTAGTACCCAACGAAAAATATTACTTTGACTATGCCAGCGGTCAAGAAATTTGGGAGTATGAAGACGAGGATCTAGACAATGATGACGATAACTATTAAACACAATGAACTACGTGAGTTTCAACAGATCATCAAAGATAATAACGTCAAGCACGGTCCATTTCATAAAAGTTCTCGTGGCTACACAATAGATATTATAGAACCCGGCATAACTGAAACTTATTTTAGGTTAAAGTATGCAGACTTGACAAATTAACTAAACTATAGTATAATTGCATTTCATTTGTATAAGGAGTAGATTATGACTTGGTATACTGCAAAATATAAAAAAAGTAAACCTACTTTCAGAGGTGGTGCTACTAACTATAACAGTGTTAACGCTACTAAGAAATATGTAGAATACTTTTTAGATATACAAGAAATGAATGCACTGCTTTTAACTACTAAAAGTTTTGATGTTAAGATGGATTTACTTTATTGTTTAGATAGGGCAGAAAGTAAAAAACAGTGGCACTTTAGACACCCGAACTTTGATAGAAATGATGCTAATAAAATTTTACAGTTAGTTAAAAATATTCCTCGTACCGATACACTAGATTACAACGAGAAATATTAGTCACAAAAAAGCCCCTTGCGGGGCTTTTTCTTTATCTATACCTTTAAGGTTTTTAATCTTATTGGAATGATAGGTTTGAGATACCGATTGTTTCTAAGTAGTCAGCTGCGTTACCTAGTGAAGAAGCAGTATTTGTAAGCTCAGCATAACCATAACGTGTCATGAAGCCTACTACTGGTTCGAACGTGCTAGGATCTAACACAACACCAGAACTCATTAAAGGCACATATGGGCAATAGAACGCAGCTGCATCAGCTTCGCTAGAACCTTTGTAACCTACCAATACTGAAGTACCAGAAGCAGCAAAGCTGTTTACATAGATCTTCATAGCATTGTTTAATGTACCAACAAATTTTGTGTTTGTTGGAGCTTCGAAAGTACCTTCTGTACTACGAGCAAAAGCTGAAGTAGTTGCAGATTGTAATACTGTTAAAGATTCTGGACTTACAACTGCCCAGTTAGCAGCACCACGACGTGTACGTTGTGCAATCAAGTTTGCAGCACGGTTGATAACAACTGCAAGAGCAGCATGTTCGTCACCAACGAATGTAGCAGTACCAGATACTGTAGCTTGGTTGAAGTTATATGTGTTACCAGCAAGAGAAGCTAAACTTGCCAAAATTTCTTGGTCAATTTCAACTGTAATTTCTTGCGCTAAAGCAGCCATAATTTCAGCTTCAACGTCTAGACCGTGCATTGATTGTGCATCTTGTGCAGCTTCAAATGTCCAACGTGCGCTTAATTTACGTGTTTTAGCTTCAACAACTTGTTTCAAGATTTGAACGTTAATACGATTACCTGGCACACCTTCAAGTGTTGATGTTGAAGCAGCTAAACCTGCTGTTGTACCAGAATACGCAGTAGCGATCTTGAATGGTGATAATGCTTCATCACCTGGAGTAGTGCTGTCACCTGAAGAAGCACTAACTTGGTCTGCATAACGCACACGTAATGTGTGAATTTGTGCAACTGGACCAGTCATTGGTTGTACACCAACGATTTCGTTAGCGATAACTGTAGGCATTACACGACGGATTACTGGAAGAATCACGCGGTTTAATGTTGCTACGTTACCAACTGCTGTAGCGCCAGCTGTTGCAGTTTCCATCAAGTGTTTCTTAGTGTTTTCTAAGATAATTGCCATTGTAGTTCTTTTAGAACCTTGTAGACCTTCTAACAGGGCGTCTTTGGTCTCGTTCCAACGGCCTTCTAATAGTTGGGTTGTCATTTCTTTATTTTCCTTAATAAAAGTGTGTTACTATTTTAGCCCTGCTAAACGACGAATTTCAACAACATTGTTGTCAGATTCTACGTTTGCTTTAGCAGATTTATCACCAGTTACTTCTTTGCGGCTTTCAGCGATCATTACTTTTTCAGTTTTGACTGCCGGAGCATTGTTTAGAACTGCTGGTAGATACTTGTCGTATGCAGCCTGAAGTCTTTCAGTTTGCACACCTTCGAGTAAACTGCTCATTACTTCAGCTTTCTCTTTATTTAACGTTTTAAGTAAACCATTTAGTGTCTCCTTGCGGTTAACACTTTCTTTGATTACTCGAACTTCACGGTTCTTAGATTCAACTAATGCTTCTTTTTCTGCAATTGCTTTCTTGCTTTCAGCTAACTGTCGGTCTTTCTTAGCTAATTGAGCTTGAAGTTTAGCAAATTCTTTGTTCTCATTTAAGTGAGTTACAGCAAATTCACTTGCAAATGCTTCAAATAGGCGACGACCAAACATGTTCTCACGAGCAGCCTGGATGTCTTCTTTTAGTTGAGTCAATTCTGACCCTAGATTGTTTGTTACTGACTCTTTAACAAGAGCTGCACTGCGTTTAATAAATTGACTTTGTAGTTCAGCTAATTTAGTATTAGCTTCAGCAACCAGTTTCACTTTAGTTTCAACTACAGCTTTCTTGTCTTGATCAAACTCTTTGATTTCTTCAGCTAACGCTTTGATTACAAATTTCTCAAGTTTAGCAACGCTTTCTTGTTGAACTTTGCGATCTGTACGTAACTCTTTAATCTCTTCAGATAATTTACCAATCATAAAATTGTTAAATTTACCTGCGCTTTCTACCATGTTACGTTTAAATTTAACACGGTCTTCAGCTAGAGCTTGTTTTTCTTCGGCGAACTCTTTAAGTTCGGCGGTAAGACTTTCAGTAACCATTTTGTCTAGAGCTTCAACCATTACTTGTTTGTCATGATCGTAGCGACGAGCAAATTCTTCACGCAATTCTGCGCGAACAACTTCACGTGCTTCATTAATTTGTGATTCCCAAGCTTCTGTAATAGCAGTTTGAGTTTCTTCGTTAATGATGCCACTTTCCAACAATGGTTTGATAGCGTCTAACATTGTGATCTCCTATTTAATTTTTAGATCTTTGATCAAGCGAGTAACCTGCTCTCTCAAATACTTCTGTACCTTTTGATCTGCGCTTGCTTCACGAGCAATTTCGAATGCCTTAGCACCACCACGCATATTCATCAGTCCTTCGTAAATCGCTGTCGGATACGCATTAGGTGCGCTTGGTTGCGCAACTACATCTACTGTGACTATTTCAAAGTCACTAACTTGGCCACTTCCTTCGCTAACGTTTCCGCTACCTCTAGAACTAACGCCTAGTTTTACTCCACTCTCTAACATGGTTTCTACTAACTTACCCATAGGAGTTGGAAGAATCTTTAATTTACCAAAGCCATTAGGACCGTCCATCCACATATCAGTAATCATATGGCTTACACGGTCTAAATTAATTTTCAAATCATCTGGGTGATCTACTTCGCCTAAAACGCTGTAGCCACCCTTGATTTGTTCCATAATTTGAGAAACAGCTTTACCAATCTCTTGAACAGGGTATACACGCTCATTATGGTTCTTTACGCCACCTTGAATGAATATTCCTTTCATATAAAGATTCTTACCTTTGCCGTCATGTGAGTCCTCAGTAAGAACTTCCATTCTTGCAGCATCATAGGTTAAGTTTTCTTTAAGATATAAAGCCATTGCTGTTTCCTAATTAACGAGCTTTTAATGGGCTCTTTTTATTGATAGGACGACTACCGTCATTACCAACTAATTTACCTTCTGAACCTGATTTCTTTTCAGCTCCGTGACCGCCATCTCCGCTACCATCCCAAACTTTCTTTTTACCTGGGGTGTTTTTGAATTGACCAGCGTGTGGTAAATCGCCTTCATTTTTGCTATATTGATTGCTTGGTTTTGGAATTGCTTTACCATCTGGGTTTTGACCTGCTTTACCAGTAGCAATGTTGCGAGCATTAGCAGCACCGGCACCAATTGGATTTTTACCAGCTACAATACCCTTAGCATTAACTACTGGAGCATCACCGCCTTTACCAACTGTACGACCTTCAGATCCATCTAATTCGCCTGAGTAAGGTTTGCCAACTAAATCAACGTATTCGCGGATAACTGATTCATCTAGTTCTTCACTATCTTCTTCGTCATCTTCTTCGTCATCTTCTTCAGCTGACTCATACATCATACCTTCCATTTCATCTTCTTGGCCATACTCTTCTTCGCCGCCATGAATTTCGCTAAAGTCTGGATCATCAATACCATCATGATGTTCTGGCTCGTGTTCTTCGTCAGCCATTAATGCATCAAATTCAGCTTTAAGTTCGTCAAGTGCATCTTCTAAATCAGTGATACGCTCTTCATCAGAAGCTTCTTCGTGTTCTTCGCCACCAAATTCATCATGGTCAAAATCACCGTCTTCATCTTCTTCTGAATCAAATTCTTCTTCTTCAGCTAGGCCTTCTTCGTCCATTTGAACGTCTTTAACTAATCCTTTAACTTGGTTTCCACCAACTTCTTCTAAGTCTTCTTGATCGACTAGGCTTTCATAAATGTCACGTGATTTTTCAACAACGATATTGTGGAATAATTCACGAGCCTTTTCAGTTTCATCATTAATGATGAATTCAACTAATTGTTCGTATTTGTTCATGTGAACTCCTTAAAATGAGTAAGATAATACATATCATGTATTCTTTGTAATAATATTTACATATATAAGACAAAAACTGGGTTAAATGCGTGTTTTTTGATTGATTCTGAGAGATAATTAAGCAGACATTCCGCCTTCTGAACTTTCTGCAGGTGGTTGAGCATATTGTTTTTGAACCGATGTTATTTTTTGTTCATATTCAAGTTTACGCACATCATTCATAATACGTAATCGATTAAGCTGTTTTAACGTAATTTTAGTCTTACGAAGATCGCTTAACTTTAAAGGAGTATTATCGTCCTTTTCGTTATAGTATCCAGGCAAATCGCTTTCATTAAACATTTCTAATAGGTTCATAAAGTTATTTACCAAAAAAGATTAGATTGCGCCTGAGCTAACACTATTAGGTCCACCTGGTGGCGGTGTAGCAGCTGCTGGATTACCAGTTTCTGCTGGTGGTAGATTTCCTGGCTGAGTACCACCTTCTGGTGATAGTGTATTCATATCTTGTTGTAGACCTGCTGTAGTTACACCAACTGCACGTAAACTACTTTTTGGAACTTCAGTATCTTCAACTGTACCGTTTTCTTGAGCCCACAATTCATCATTGCGTTGCATTTCTTCTTCGCTTAAATCTAAATAACGCTCTAATAAAAAACGTTTACTTAAGTAAGGAATTTGTTCTAGTGCAGTAAATGAGTTAATACGTGCTGTGTCTATTTCAGCTTGACGATATTTTGCAAAGTTTTGTGGTTCATTGAAACGTAGTTCAAACAAACTACTATCAATATTAATACCTCTCCAACGCATAAACATCTTAAACTCAGAATCAAGTTTTTCAACTATTAACTTTTGCAATCTCATACAATATTGGTTAAATCGCCATTCTTGAATCAATGCTGTAGTTGTTTTACCATCACTAAATGTACGCTCACTTTCATCTGTTCCAGTAGGCAAATAACTACTAGGAATACGTAAACCACGGAACATCTTGTTCGTAAAGAAGCGTAAGTCTGTAATTTCACCTAGATTTTGACCACCCGGGAATGTATCTATGCTAGATCCGCGCCCGTCTGCTGTAACTGGGAAGAAATAATCTTCGTTTGTACTTAATGGATTATATGTAGCATCCATCATGTTTTGTCCGCCACCTGATTGCGTTGGGATTCTACGTTGATGGATTTCATTTTTAATACGGTCAACATAAGCCATAGCCAAGTGTGTTGGCATATTACCTACGTCAATCTTAAAGATACGACGTTCCGGAGCACGTTGTATGCGATAGATAATAATAGCATCTTCTAATAGTTCTTTTTGTTTAAAGATCTTAAAGATACTTTCTAACACACTGTTACCAAAAGGCCAGTTTAAGTCTAGTCCCTCTGTTAAACTTAAGTGTACTACGTGTTCTGCATCAATAACAGCTTCGTTTTTAGCATGACTAAAACGGCTGCCACCACTATATGGAGTTTGTGGTTGTACATAACTTCCACTAGGTCCACCAACTTGTGGATGATTAATATATGTATCGCTACTACTTAAAGCTGTAGCAGTTAAATTTTGGAAATTAATGTTAAGATCTTTAATAACGTATTGCTCTGGTTCTTTACCTTTAGCTTCGTTAACAATAACTTTAGTAACTTTAAACATTTCTGTCCAGAACAATTTGAATGTTTCTGGATCACGTAAAAATACCTGATCGCCGTATTTGATTACATTGCGAACTAATTTAAACAATCTCTTGTTTAAGTCGTTAAGACTAACCCATTGTTGTAGTTGATCTTTAAGGATCTTAACTTCGTTATCTGTTGGGTCTTCTTTAAAGAATAAATCAAAACCTGTACCGTTTTCGATATTGGGCTGTGTCATAAACTCAGCAAGGATATCTAATGCCGCATTAATTTCACTGTCCATATCCATTTGTTCATACTGGTTGTAACGCTCAGTGCGATTTGGATGACCTACATATACTTCCGGCAATTGACTGGCAAAGTTACTGTATTTTGCGTCTGGCAGGTTAGTGTTGTTATTACCACTACCACCCAACGGACTCATCATACCGCTATTATTTGCGGTCTTAAAATGCTTTTTCCAAGACATATTCTATTCTCTTTATGATACTATATTTAACCTTTTTACATTGAGTGTTGCAATATTCCATTTGTTATTTGATTATTTTTTAACATTGTTGTTAATATTTGCTGCAATAACTCAATTTGTTGCTGTACGCCCGGTGGTAAATTAGCCGCAGGTGTAACCATAGCATCTTTTCTTGCTTTTTCTTCTGCTTGGGTTGTTGCTAATGCTGCAGAAGCAGTAGTAACTGCATGATCTGATGTAGGTGGTTTAGGCGCAGTATTTTGTACACTAGGAGAAGGATGTGCAGCTGGTGTAGTTGGTGCGGCCGGTGCAACTGGTTTATCTTTCATAACGGCTTTACCTGCCATTCCGCCAAGTTTACTACCACCCCAATAACCCAATGCCCCACCAAGGGCTCCACCAACTACAGATGACATACCAAATGTAAATGGATCTAGTGCAAGTGCAACAGGATTAGCGGCACCTAATGCAGCTCCGGCCCATGCACCACCAGCACCACCTAGACCTTCGCCAACAATACCACCTTCTTTTTCGTGTTTTTGTCCTGTAGTTAATTTAGTATCTTTTGAAGTATCGTATAAGTCTTTAGCCATCATACCAAGACTCGCTACAGCACCCGCAATACCTAATGCCTTACCACCTATTTTGCCAAATTGCTTAAACTTGCTCATTACTCCACCAGCTTGCTTGGCTTCTTTTTCTGCCAGATGTTCAGCAATTTCAGCTTTGCTGGCAAACTGACCTTTTTCATTGCGCCATTTACCTGATTTATCCTGTGTTAGCCCTTTACCTTTGCCACCTTTCTCTCCACCGCCAAGGTCACTTAAATCAGGCCCGCCACCGCCACCACCCATGGTAACGTGCATTGGATTTCCTGGTGTGCCTAGTACTCCAAATTTTCCGCCAGCAAACTTTGACAATAACATTGGTCCCACAAAACCAAGTATAGCAGGTAGTGCAGCTAATATACCTGCTTTGATTGGGTTTTCCTTAGCAGTTTCAGCTAATGAACCTAATGCTTTTACTGCTAAAATTGCAGCTTTTTGTGATTCTTCTAATGCTTTACTAAACAATCCTAGATTTTTTGCTGCAAGTGCCTGCTGTTCTAGCATAAATTGTTGTTGTTGTTGTTGTAATTTTACTTCATCACCGGCTTGACCTGTCTGACCTTTTTTCTGTGCTTCTGCTATCTCAGCAGCTACTTTTTGTGCATTACTAAATTTTTGACCGTATTGATTAATTTCGTTCATTGATTTAGCAATTTCAGTAGCTGGTCCAGAAGTAGCTAAACCAATGCTTGCGCCAGCTTCATCAGATTGTTTTTTCATGTCAGCAGCAGTATCATGTTGAATTTCTGCCATTTTCTTAGCATCTAATGTATGATTTTTAGATGCTTGGAATGTATCATTAAAGTTTTTAGCAATAGCTGTGTTAGTTGCCGCTGTACCAGCCAAATCTTTACTAATAATTGTGCCGTATAAATGTTGTTCGCGGAATGCACGTTGTTGGTCTGCGCTCATTAACATCATAGCATTGTTTGTTGCAGCACGTTCTTTTTCGGACATTTTGTCCAATACTGCGTTAAATGCTAAAGTATCGTTATCTTGTCTTAATTTCTCTTGCTTTGCTTTAGCATCTTCACCTGTTATGTCTGATACCATTTTAAGAGTTTTTGCATACTCTTGTGTCTGTGCCGCTACTTCTGCATTGCTGGCTTTTAATTGACCAGTTGGACCAGCCATAGTAGCCATTGTTTGTGCATAGGCTGCAGCTTGGTCTTCCATGCTCATACCTAGAGCAAACATGCCTGCTTGAGCGGACTTACCGCCTTTTTCCATAGCGCCAGCCATGCGTTTACTTGCATCACCTACCCCTAGGCCCGATTTAGCTAATGCTGTTGTATTACTTGATACTGCTTTGGAGAATTGATCAAGAGTCATTCCTGCGGTTTGGGCAGTACTAATCATTTCTGTCATACCGCCAGTATATATTGCACCAGCAGATGACATTGCATTAAAGCCACCTATTAACTGTTTAGTCTGACCTATCATAAAGCCGATACCGGCTTTAGCTAATTCAGTCATTCCGTCACTTAATGCGCCTAGTGCTGTACCTGCAATCTCGGCGCCGGCACCTAATATTCCAACTTTACCACCTGCGCCTGCTGTAGCAGCGCCAAACGATTTAAGTGCATTAGCACCACCTTGATTAGCTGTGTTGATAATATCAACACCCGCAGACATTAGACTACCTGCAACTTCAAAACTATCACTACTGGTTAATGCAGATCTAGCCAATCCACCTATTGCTTTAGCAATACCTGCACCCATGGCTCCTGCTGTTTGAAAAGCACCATCTTTAAGCACAGCACTGGCTTTATTTTGAGCATTTAGACGCTCAAGGTCCATTTTTTGATCTAATAGAGCTTTTTTCTTATCTTGCTCGATTGTTTTATCGACTTCTTTACGCAGTGTTTCTAATCTATCGCTAAGTTCTTCAGCCGACATTTCTCCAGCATTAAGGCTTTTTCTAATAGACTGCATGTCTCGATTAAGTTCTTGAGCAGTTTTCTTATACTGCTCTCTAGACTTTTTGTACATTTCAGTATATTTTACTACTTCTTTTTCAGCATCACCCCAAGATTTGCTACCTACGTGACGACGCTTGATTTCATCCTCAAATGTAGTTCCTAATTCTCTCAGGATATCATTAATCTTATCAATTTGATCCTGGTCTATTTCGTTATTTTCAGCCATAAATGTTTACCAATAAATATAAGGTATATCAATTATATTTATAGGAATAAAACCATGACTCAACAAAGCAATAACCCATTAGCGAAACATTTTCGCCAACCTGCACTGTATATTAAATTAACCAGCCGCGGACGTTATTGGAAACAAGGTTCTTTAGATTTGCCAGTCACTGGAGAAATTCCTGTATATCCAATGACTACACGTGATGAAATTACACTACGCACACCTGATGCGTTGATTAACGGCACCAGTGTAGTAGATGTTATACAAAGTTGTTGCCCGAGTATTAAAAATGCATGGGAGATGCCTAGTGTAGATGTAGACAGTACATTAATTGCTATACGTATTGCCAGCTATGGACCAAAAATGGCCATCGGTTCTATTTGTCCACAATGTGGAGAAGAACACGATTATGATGTAGATCTGCCTGCTGTACTTAGTTCTATTACAATGCCAGACTATTCTAAAACAGTCGATGTAGAAGGTTTATCTATTAGGCTAAAACCAATGAACTATCTGCAGGTTAGCAGAAACGGCAATTCAGTGTTTGAAGAGGAAAAACTAATACAAACTCTAGCAGATCCAGATTTAGACCCCGATGTTAGAAAATCACAGTATGAAGCACATGTACAAAAAATGATTAATCTAAATTTAGAAGCAGTAGTTAATTGTACAGAAAGTATCTCAACCGAAGATGGGCAAATAGTTACAGATCATAATTTTATTAAAGAATTCTACGCGAATGCCAAATCTGATGTTATGCGCCAAGTGCAGACTGCTATTAAAGAAATATCAGACGCAGTTACTATTAAACCAATAGATGTTGCTTGTACAGCGTGCGAGCATGAATTTAAATTAGCTGTTGACTTTGATTATGCAAGTTTTTTCGGTCAAGGCTTTTGATTTTAGATAATGAAGAAATTGTAGCTTTACTCGAAAGTTACGATAAAGAATCAAAAGCCTATAGAGACGAGGCATTACGTATGTGTTGGTATATGCGTGGTGGATTGTCTTATGAAGATGCTATGTTATTGACTAAAGAAGAAAAAGATATTATTAGTAAAATTGTTAATGATAATATGGAAACTACTAAGAAATCGGGACTACCATTCTTTTAAGTCATATTTATCCTTAAAGTACATATTAAAGGCTATATTCGTATAGTCTTTTTTATTGACTACTTGTTTAAGATGTCTTGCGACATCTGCATTATCGCTATCGCTCAATGCATTTCTTTTTCTTCTAATCTAATTAAATTAGTTAATTTGAACTATTGTTTGTTCTTTACGTATTCATCTAGATTTGGTCATACTTCACCTATCCGAGGCAAAGTACAAACCGATCGCTTCATCTGAGTCGACAGTCAAACTAACTAAAAGAGATTGTTATCATTAACACGGAGGCGGTCAGCCGGTACCCCCTACTCTTGCTTCTTCTGACGGATGCTCTATAGCCGTAGTTAGCCAACTATAGTAGTCACGTGGGTTGTATCTTTTTCTCAGAGCCCACATCATTCGGCGTTTAAGCCTAATTGATCGTCGGTGCCATCCAGTGTGTAGTCTACTCTACACGTTCCAAGCGCGGCCATTACGCGAGCGCTATCTCCTCTAGATACAGTTTTAAACTGCAATTGCGGCTAATTTACTTCTTTATTACTAAATCTTTTACTGAATTTTTGCCAAGTTTGATTTGGATAATGCCATTATAATTGTCTTCTCGTAACAGCACATTTTCTTTAAATTGATAGTATGCCTCTAGATAATTTGTTTCGCCCCTACTTGCACATAAGTGAATTATTTCGCGAGTAAAGTTTTCTTTGCCATGTGTGTCGATGTCTGCTTGCAGTCTCGGACTAGATCCCCAGTAGGTCTTCCAATCTGTTTCTACAACTTCACGACGTTTGTTTTTCTTGCCTTTTAGAGGTGGTCTCTTTTTGATTGTGGTAAAATATTTGCGGCCAACATAATCGTGACCATTTATATTATTTGTAATTCTGTAGATAAAACCATAATAAGTGCCGATATCCTCGGATTCAAATGCTACACCGTTATAAATCCAAGGATAATCGTATGATGCCATAAGTTATTTAGCGGCTTTAGCTGCGTTTTTCTTCTCTTGAATTTCTGCACGACGAGCTTTGGTTAGTTTACCTAGGTCGCCTAATGCACCACGAGCACGTGTTCCTGCCGCTGCTACACCTTTTTCTTCAAATTTAGCATGTTCTGTTAAGTATGCTTCATATGCTGCTACGATTTGTTCATGATTTGTTGCCATTTTTACTTCTCCTTGTGAAATTACCATTCTGTTGCGTACTGCTGATTTACCACTGATATATTACATTTAGTCCTACATTCGGTCCTGGAGAAAATTTCAAACTCTTCGCTCCAATACTGGTCATTTAGGACCTCATTTAATGATCTTTGATTCAGATCAAACTGGTTCTTACTTACATCTAACCACTCGTTGTTATGTGAATATCTATTTGCTACCCAACAACAAGGAAATAAATGTCCTTGACTGTTGATAAACAAACCCTTATTACCGATTCCACATAACGGAGTTACTTCGCCAAACGTTTCTGCTTGGTTATATAATCTTAAATTAGTTTTTGCACCTACTGTACTTTCTTTACGTTCATTGAATTGTGTAAAAATCCGTTGGAATCTGTAGTTAGTACTAATTAAGTTATCCTTGGGCTGTAATTGGTCGCTTTCTGGGTATATACTATATACTTTATTAAACTTTGTACTTAACGTCAACTGAAATTGATCAAACCCTAGTTCTTTGGCCAACAATTTCATATCATCTAATTTATCTTCGTTAAATTTAAATGCAATAGCATCCCAGGTCATATAAACATGACTGCTATTGCGTAAGGTAGTAACGCCTTGAATGATACTCGACCAATTGCTGTTTATACGATATTGTTCGTTACTGCCTTGATCCCATCCATCCAAACTAAAGTGAATATGATCATTATGATCTAATGCTTGCCCTAGTCTAGCCCACCAGTCAACATTTTTATAGCTACCGTTGGTAACAATAACAAATTTCACTGGTTTAACACTTTTAATATATTCGATCACGTCTATTAAGCTATGTGCATATATAGGATCACCATCGTCGCCACAAAACGTAATCTTTTCTACGTTGTCTTGTATAAATTCTGGAGTAAAATTCTTCTTAAAGAAATTTAAACTTAATTCTGTGTTTACTAAGGTGTCGGGAACTTCTGTGCGAGCACAGCGCGGACATTTTAATGTACACTTACTGGATATTTCGATATGCCAATGCCACGTTGCTAATTTCAAAATTCGACCTCACGTTGCCATTGGTTTGAGTAACTTGTACCTGTTGCATTTTTTGTACAAGTTTGTTTACAGATAATATTGGGAGTAGCGGCCCAAGATTGCTGTATACTATTAAAAGTATCTAAAGTATAATTAGTATTGCCCAACCAGCAACACGGATACACTATACCCTTGGTAGAAATATATAGACTTTGTTCTTTAAGAGCAACACAATCAATAGTTCCGATATTTACACTAGGATTTTTCCATCCGGTAGGGGGATTTAAAAAAGATATAGGGTGATTAGTATGCCGACGACTAACTTTAGCTCGAAACCATTTAAATCCTAATTCTTTTGCTAATGTTTGTGCTTGATCTACCTGATGTTGGTTGTGTTTGAATACCAGCATCTCCCAGTGCGCTCTACCACCTGCGGCTATAAATGCCTGCGCATTTTCTATAACCTTATCCCAACCAACATTTACTCTGTATATGTGATTGGTATCGTTTAATCCGTCGATACTAAAAATTACATAATCTTTCTGATAAGATAACATTGCACCTAAAGAACTCCACCAAGCAGTAGACCGTAGACCTCCATTGGTATTCATACCCAATGTTATTGCGGGGTTTAATTTACGAAAATATCTATAAATTTCTAAGGTGTGCTTGCCTGCAGCAGGATCACCATAATTTCCACACATATACATCTTGTCTAATGCTTTGATGGTATCTTCTGAAATAGCATCTGCTATATTATCTACAGTTAAATGGTGTAGCACAGACTTATCAAATGTAGGATCAGTTTCTCTGCTACATTGCGGACACGCTGCATTACAAGCATCTGTAGGTTCTAGATGTAATATTTTAGGTAACATCGACATCATTGTTATATGTTGTGAACCCATTTTCTTTAACTACTGTTAAAATATTGTTTACACGACCTGCTAATTCATCTTTATGCGATACTAACCAAATACTTTTGTTATTCTCTCTGGTCATTTTCTTAAGGATAGCCAGTGCATTTTCTACACCTGAAGTATCCATGCCCGAATCAACAAGCTCATCAATAAACAATAAGTTAATCGGTTGATATAGACTTTCCCACACATCACGGAATGCCCATGACAGGCTAAGGATAAGTCTATTACGCTCACCACGGCTTAGGTTATCAAAATCTAACTCTCTACCTAGTTCTTCAATTTGCACACTTAGGTCATTTTGGAACTTAACAGTGTGCGGTAGGCCAATCTTATCTAAATAATAACTCAATCGGGCATTTAAGTAGCTTAAGTTCTGGTCAATGATACGTTTACGTATAAACGAATCTTTGTTTGTTAATAGTTTTAGTAAGAATTCTTGGTGTTCTTTGACACGCATTAGTTCATTCATTACTGTATAATCAATTTCAGCTAAGGCAGTGGTCTTCATTTCCTCGATCTGTTCACTATAAGGATCAGTTTCTGCAGTTTTGCTGACTAATTGTGTTTGTAAATTAGCCACAGTGCTACGATGATGGATAGCATCCTCTTCTTTATCATAGTAAACTTTAGGCTGTTGACCTAATACACCTAATGCTGACTTAGCATTGCCTAGCTCTAATAGTAATTGCTCTGCTGTGGTATATGCAGTTAACGCTTCTTGTAACGCATTAGCCTTGCTTAATAATACTTCTTCGTGCTTGCTGTCGTGCATGTCTTGTCCGCAGGCATAGCATTTGTGATTGTTTAGGTCAGCAATTTCTTTATCTAGTTTTGTAACAGTTTTTTGTTCGCGATCCATATCACTGCTGGCACGCTGTAACGCTGTGTTTAAATCAGCAAGGTCTCTACGTTTTTGATTGTACGCAGTTAGGTCTTTGTGTGCTTGTATTTCTGCATCAATATCTAATTTTTGCAAATCGTCGATAGAAGTCTGCAATCTACTGATATCTTCTGTGTGTTTAGTAGTCCACAAGGTTTGTCGACGTTTTAGACTCTCAATTTGCTCTTCGATACGTTTATTAGCATCAGTAATCGCTTTAATATTGAACTCTTCTTGCTGTATTGCGTCCTTAGTAGCTTTACCCTGCTCTTTAAGAGAATCTGCTTTTTCACTTAACAACGTAATACCAAGTAACTGCTCAATAATAGTACGTTGATCGTTGGCTTTAAGACTTAAGAACGGTTCAGTGTAGGTGTTTAATGCTACAACATGTTTAAACATGTCATGGCTCATGCCTAGCAAGCGTTCGATTTCTTGCTGGGTTTCTCTACTGTCACCTTGACTGTTATCATCTTTACTTTCACGTTCTACATCACCAATGTAAAATTTAAGTACATTGTGCTTACGTCCACGTTCAATACGATAGCTTTCGCCATTAACTTCAAAGTCAATAGTAACTAACATGCCTTTAGCGTTAGTTTTGTTGATTAAGTTATCTTTCTTAATATTAGTAAGTGCTGTACCGTATAGAGCATAGCTTAATGCATTGATAATAGTAGTTTTACCTGTACCATTACGTGCGCCACTGTCATCTCCGCCCAAGTCAATGTTTTCACCTAGGACTAAGGTTAAGTCTCTACGGTCAAACTCAACGGCCTGTGTAGCATTGCCTACACTCATGAAGTTTCTTACTGTAAGATTTTTTATTCTAAACATAGGTTATAGGTGTCTGTAGATATCAAGTAGTAGATTGGGATCGTAATGTTCGCTGTTGATGTTGGTTAATTGGTTGGTAACAATAGTATCAATGCTTTCAAATTGAATGTTGCCTAGAACAATGTCTTGTCCAATATCCATACTCTTAACAGGAATTAGTGTAAGTTCGCGCAGATTGTAGGTGCCAACAAATGTTTCTTTAATAAATGTAGCTTCTTCGTAGGTAATATCAACATCTATATTAACTCGACAGTGCATATCGGCTAACAATAGCGTTTCTGGTGTACGTAGTACATCACTAAGACTATACACACGATACTTAGGCTGCCCTGGCCATGCTTTGAACACAGGTTCTTCTCCCCAGGCAAGTATCATCATACCACGTTCATCATCGCCGGCATCGGCGTAGTTATGCGGGAAAGCATTGCCGATATAGGTAATGTTCTTGCTGGTTTGACGTTTGTGAAAGTGTCCACTAAACATATGGTCGATGTGGCCAAAGTGTTCACCACGTAGTTCACCATGCTCTGGCATCTGTACCATAGCATTCATAAAAAAGTGCGGCAATTCAAAGTGGCCAAACATATACTTGGCATTGATCTTAGGAATCTTTTTGTGGTCATCGCCTACTAACCAAGGAACAATAGCAACATCACCTTCACTGTAGAAATCGTTGACAATTTCAATATTCGGAATGTGTCTAGCCCACTCAGCTGATTGTATATCACGCTTGTCGCGATAATATAAGTCATGATTGCCTGGAATAAAGATAACACGGTCAAAGGCTTTACCTAACAGTTCTAGTGCTGTTAGGCTGTAGTTTAAGGTAACGATATTAATAGCCGCACGGTTGTTGTGCCAGTCACCTAGCATAAAGCAAGTATCACATCCTTCTGCTTTTGCTTTGCTAATGAACCACTTGACAAAATTTAAACAATCGTCGTTGTGTTGTTGACTGTTAGACTTTAGACCAAAATGAATATCCGTAAGCACGGCTGCTTTTTTAAATAAATTTGCCATAAGTTTAGTATATGTTAATTAGAGATTAATTCCAATTGTTTTGATAAAATTATTAAATTGATCATAGTACATTTTATTTGCTAAAACCCCGCCATGTTTTTTGTCATCGGCTAGATCAACCATATTAGAAAACCAATCTTGCTGATCTAAATTAACCCATCTAGCAGACGTTAGTTTAGACATAGCATCATATTGATCTCGCAATGGTTTATAATAAGTATCAATCTCCCAGTCAGGTAACTCTGATCGATGTAACACTATATCTAAAAAATCATCATCGCTTTGATGCCAGACTGGGTAGGTTAAACTATTTAAAAAGTTTTCGCTACCTTTGATAAAGACATAGTTTAACTTACGTATTGTTAAAAAGTCAGCCATTGCTGAGATTAATGTTAAAAACTCAGATAACGCAATCCTAGGATGAATAAAATTTTTCTGCCATATATCGTAAAACTTATCATAGTCTGCTGTAGGGCTATTTAACGTTAAATGTACAAAATTTTCATATATTGTTAATCCTTTATTTAAACTTAGTCTATATAGAGAAGTCCATTGTATTACAATTAAGTCGTAGTTAAGATTAACTAATAACTCGGTGCACGCCTTAACAAATATCTTATAATTGCTGCATCCTCCAATTGATAAATTTGTTACATTGTGGGTTTTAGGTATGTGATGGTGCCATACCTTACCAGTAGGTTCAGTAAATCCACTACTATCAGAAAACGAACAGCCTACAACTAATATATTCATTACTCGTCTGCTCCCCAGCCACCACCACCCCAGTCTCCTTGGCGTGTGTATGAGGGGGTATAATTATTAAGTTCAAGTATATCATCGCGAATGTTTTGATTACGCTTTTCAATGTTTAAAACACGTGTAAAGCTATTGGTAATTGCCGCTGTGTAGTAGGCAAATGGATTTTGACTTTTGCTTTCGTCAAACTGTAGACCAATTTGACTTAACTGTAGCAATGCTTGGCTACGCATCTCATCGTTATATGTATAACCTCGCCAATTAGATCTAGTAGCATAGCGTTCACATAATTTAACAAACATGTGTGCCAATTTAGGTGTCATCTGGCCATGATCTTTACTAAACTCACCTGGATTTAGGCCATTAGTCCAGTGACTCTTGCCCACTACGTAAGGTTGATAGTCTTCATTAACACGGAAATGTTGGAAAGGAGGAAAATTAACCTTAACATACTTGGTAGCACCTTTGACTACAACGGGTTCGTCGTATTCTGTTTCGAAGTTATCTTCGTCCCATTCTTCCTGGGCTTTGGCATCTGCTTTCTTTTGTTTAGCGTCGTCGATTGGTATATGGTCCCATGTCATAACACGAAACACTACATCTGTAACTGGGATATTTTCTACAGGAATAGCAAACTCATCTAATTTACGTTTGTTGCCTAATGCTAACTCTGCATCTTGTGCTTCTTTAGCCAGGCGCTCGGCCCGCAATCTACGTGCTTCAGTGACATTCTTTTTAGTAATTGATGAAACATTAGTAACGATAGTATCGTAACTGGTAACACTTGGATCTATAAAACTACAATAATTTAACTTACTTTTGTGAATTTCTTTTAAAATATCTTTATTATTTAGATAATTTACCTTTCTCATTGGTGGAGGTTTCCTTTTAACTACTACTATTATATAGCCTATAAATACACTATACAAGAGGTTTTATGAATGAGTTACTTAACCGACCACATGACAGCACACACGTTAGTGCAGGATCCAACCACTGGGGAATTGGTTGAATACGGTTCACTATCAACAGCAGATCAACAACAGTGGCAAGCTGATAATGCTGCATCGGATGCTTTTTTCAATAGCGTAGCAACTACTGGTTCATACACTAATGTTCCTGCGGCCGCAGTTAATGGCCCAATTTCAGAAAATGGTGGATCGTACAACACTTCTACCGGATATGTAGCAACTGATAGTAGCGGAACCCCTGCAGATACTACAGCAACTAATAGTTACACCGAAGCACCTGCACCTGATTTCTCAGTAATTGGTGGGTATGATCCTAATGCCATTGGTAGTACAGGAGGCGGTTACGATCCTGATAATCCTAGTTATGGTAATGAAGCTAATAGTATCGGTGGTGCACCAGCAGTATCACAGGATAATACAGGTGCACCAAGTTTTGCTGGCGGATATTATGGTGATCAAACAGAATCAAGCGGCGGCGGATATGACCCATCAGTACAGGGATTGACTGATCCGACAAATCAACGATTAGCAGCAGCAGGTATTAACGCAGGCGGATCGGCAAGTGCGCCAGCCGCATCTCCTAGTGTATCTTATCAAACACAAACAAGTAATGGCACCACTGCTATGGCATCTGATTGGCGTATACGCATTAGTCTAGCAGACAAAGCTACTATATTCTATAATGATCCTAGTGGATCAAATTCTTTAATGATGCCGTTAAAGAAAACAAACGGTGTAATTTTTCCTTATACTCCTAGTATCACAGTTACACATGCGGCAAGCTACTCTGGAACAAATCCGACACATAGCAACTATCCGCAACAATTTTATCAAAACAGTGAAGTTAGTGATATAACTATCAGCGGAGATTTTACTGTACAAAGTATCGACGAAGGTCAGTATCTAATGGCAGCAATTTATTTCTTTAGAAGTTCTACTAAAATGTTTTTTGGTAGTGGAACAAACGTAGGTAATCCGCCCCCTGTAGTATTTTTAGATGGTTACGGTGATCATTACTTTCCACATGTGCCTTGCGTAATTAGTAGTTTTTCTCATACCTTATCACCTGATGTTGATTATATAGAAATACCTATAACATCAACTCTGTTGTCAACGAGTTCTATCAGTGCAAGTGGAACCAGTAGTTCAGGATCGACTGTAGCAACTTCACCTTTTGGTACAACTGCTTACGCAGGCCAAGTTGCTCCAAATTTTGCAACTAATACATCGGGTTCTACATCAACGCCATCCGGAACAACTGCAACACAGATAACTTCTAAAACAAGAGTACCAACAAGTAGCACCATTTCAATTACGTTAAAACCAGTGTACAGTCGTAAAAATCTACATGATAGATTTGATCTTAACAAATTTGCCGCAGGTCAATTGTTACAAGACAAAACAAATGGTTACGGAGGATTCCTATAATGGCTGTATCATATAGCAAAGCAAGTCCATATTACAACAATGAAACATTTGGAGCATTTTTAGATGTTGCAAATATTCCTAGCATACCCAATGATCCTACAGATGTAGTATATAAGATTGATATTATATACAAAAATCGTCCAGATCTATTAGCCTACGACTTATACGGAAGCAGCGCACTATGGTGGGTATTTGCGGTTCGTAACCCAAATACAATACAAGATCCTGTATTTGATTTCTTACCTGGCGCAACTATCTTTATACCTAAAAAAGAAACATTAACTGCGGCATTGGGATTATAATAGATGGCCTCAACAACTGTTACTGCTGGTTCTTCATCAATCAGTTATACTGCATCAAGTTCTTCGAATATTATTCGAGTTACTAACCCTACTACAGGTACAGGGCTGGCAACCAGCACAACAAACGCCGCTGATGCAGTGGCACAATTAAATAAGACTGTTGCTTCAGACAATCAATTGATTCAAGAATTACAACCACAGTTAGCTGAACAACAAGCACGACTTGATCCAAGCAAATCAGCGGCATATAATGCTCAAGTAACCGCAGATATTCAAGCAATACAGAATCAAATAACTGCAGCACAATCTGATATACAGGCTGCACAAGATGCCTCTGCTGAACTTTCGGCAAATGGTGATACAACATTATCTACATTAGCTTCACAAAATATTACTCCAACTACACAAGATACAGCACAGGCCAGCGTAGACAATCAAAATCCTAATGCAGCACAAGCCGCGGCAGTTAATCCTGCCAATCAATTATCTACACAAGAGCAAATTAATTTGAGCGGAGTTCCGTCAACTCAAATTTCGACAGATGCAGAATCAGCAGTAACATCAAATCAATCTGAAGTAAATGCAGTTGGCACAGATTACACTATTGCTCCTAATTTTAATCAAACAAATGGTCCACAAACCGAACCGGGTGGCGGAGGATACAGTGCAACCAATCCAGATAGTTCGGCGGCACTACAAACACCTTTAATGAATCCATTGCATAGCTATCCTAGTTATACTTATGGAATAAGCCTAGCAATGATGACTATAGACGAGTATAATCAAGTGGTTAAGACTCAACAGTATACTCCTAAACGAGTAATTATTGCCAGTGCCGGTAGATACAATAATACAAAAGATCCAAATGATCCTAATGCATTTATTCGTGCTCCGTATTTTGCTGAAGATTTTTATTTTGATTCATTGAGTATTAATACAGTTATTGGATTAAATGAACATAGTCGAGCAACGAACGCTATTAAAACATCTTTTACTATCATCGAACCGTATGGTATGACTCTAGTAGATAGAATTATTAAATTGTGCTCGAGCCCAGATGTTATGGCACGTAATTATGTTGAACAGCCTTATATGTTGCAAATTGATTTCTTTGCTACTGATGATACAGGTGTTATTGTAGGAGTTGTGCCAAATCAAACTAAACGAATCCCTATAAAAATATTATCGATGAATATTAAAGCAAGTAATAAAGGTGCAGAATACCAAATTGAAGCTGCACCATTTAATCACTCTGCATTTGATATTTCAACAATGTCAACTCCTGCACATTTTGAAGTAGTTGCTGGCACCGTTGCAAGTTTCTTCCAAAGTACAGAAAGTGAATCATATCTTGCATCTGCACAATCTCAACGAGAAACTGCTACATCACAAGGAATAGATGCTAACGGCAATAAGGTATTACCTGATGGTACTATACAACCTGTACCGCTAACAACGGTTAATCAGACTGTGGTTAATGTTATAAGTTCAGATCCAGTATATCGAGTAAAATCTTACGGAAGTGCTTATAATGCCTGGTTTGATGATATGGTTAAAACAAATAAGATTAAAGTTGCGGATAAGATATATTTTAAATTTGCCCCAGAACTACAAAATGCAAAATTTATTCTAGGACAAAATTTAAGTCCAAAAGATACACCTATGGCAGATGAAGCTACAGAAATATCAATGAGAGCCGGTAATGCAGGAGCAGTTAATGCGGCATTAGATTATAGCACACAAATCTTTTCAATTAATACTGGTACAAGTATTGATATGGTTATTAATTATGTAATACGTAATAGTGATTATATACAGAATCAATTAGTGGTACCGGAAGATTTTGGATCAGATTCGGCAGCCTATCAAGCTGCTAAACTTAAAAATAAAGATTTACCGTTAAAATGGTTTAAAGTTGTTCCACAGGTAACATTAATTGGATATGATATTATTAGAAAAGTTTGGGCCAGAGAAATAACCTATAATGTTGTAACATATGATATTTACAACACAAAAATAGCCGCAGCTCCTCAAGGTACATGGACTAAACCTCTTAAGTTATACAATTATTATTACACTGGCAAAAATTTAGATGTATTAGATTTTAATCTTGAGTTTAATGCTTTATATTATACTGCGGTAACTGCATATAAAAAGAATATGGCTGCTACATATGGGTTGACGTTATATGATGATCACGAATTAAATCCTAGTAACTATGATGGTATTGACGATCCTGCAAATGCAGTTCAGCCAATGAAAGAAAAACCACAAACACTTGATGCTAGAGCACGTGCAACTGGCGGAGATATTACTCCTAAAGATGCAGCGGCAGTTGATACACAAGAATCTTTATATACTTCGGCTGGTGGCGATATGCTTCAGGGGCAATTAAAGATTATCGGTGATCCACAATATATCAAACAAGATGATACGTTCTATGCACCTGTTAATGTTGTTGATCCATTATCTGGATCAACAAGTACGCCACCAGCTTCGTCAGATGATAGATTAATTGCTGATGGAAGCCTGCATATGGATCAACAAGAAGTTTATATACAGGTAACGTTTAGAACTCCTAGTGACCTTGACGAAAGTACAGGTCTAATGAAGTTTGATTCGGACTATCAAAAATCATCTTTATTCTCTGGAATGTTCAGGGTGTTAACAGTTGAAAGTACATTTAGTGGTGGTAAGTTTGAACAAACGTTAGACATTGTTAGACTTCCGAGACAATCAACACTTGATTATGTTGCAGATAATCAAACAACGCAACGTTCAGCTGATGGAACTGCTATTCCTACAAATAATGTTACAGTTGCTCCACCGACTACATCTAGTCCAACTACTCAGACAACTGGGGATGTTGTAGCACCAAACAGTGCACCTGTAGAAGATAATCCACCACCGATAACCACAGCAGATCAAATTAATCTATCAGATACTGCTAATAATGCACCAACACAAGATATTACTACTCAAAATGAACCACAAGCTGTAGTTAATACTACCAGCATTGGAACCAATGCTAATGCTCCTACAACTCCAGCGCAAGTAGATTCACAGGCTAATTCACAATATCAATCACAATTACAAAATCTTTCATCACAACTTACTGCGGCTATTTCGCAACGAGATACGTTAGCTGCACAACGTAATAGTGTTTCTTCGGCCTTTACTGCATTAGAAGATCAATTAATATCAAGTGACCCAACAGTTGCTGATATGAGCACATCAGAAATAGGTGCAAAATATCCACAGTATGCACAATTACAAGGTCAACTAAATGATCTTAGCAGTCAAGTAACAACATTAAATACTCAAATAAATTCTTTAGCAGATCAGGCATCTAATATTCAACCACCGCCAAATGCAACTACAGGGGTTGTGGTTACATACAGTAGTAATACTTACGGTCCTGCTCCAACAATTACATTAACAGGATAATCAATAAATGGCATTAGATTATAGACAGGGTAATAAGGTCATGAAAAGTCAACGCCGAGAGGAAGCTCCCGGCACGCGAGTTGACCCACATCCTTATATAGGTATTGTAATGAATAACTTAGATCCTACTAGATGTGGTAGATTGCAAGTATGGATACCTGATCTCGGCGGAGATCAAAACGATAGTAAAAATTGGAGAACAGCCAGTTATTCGAGTCCGTTTATGGGCACTACTAATATTACACCAGTAGGCACAAACGGTAGCCCTAATGAAACTAACAAATATGGCAATACACCCAATACCTACGGTATGTGGATGGTTCCACCTGACATCGGAGTAGAAGTGATAGTTGTATTCATTGCAGGTGATCCTATGCGTGGTTATTGGATTGGCTGTATAAATTCACATATCAGTAGATATATGATTCCTGCAATTGCAGGAAGTACAAATGTTGATTTATCAGGTGCCAGCGCAGACGTTACTAAATCGTATCAACAAGGTACACCTGCTCCAGTAACAGAATTCAATGAAAACAATAAAGATACATATCAACAACAATCTTTTACAACAAATCCTAAACCTATACATGAACCGCAGTACAATATTTTAAAAGTACAGGGATTAGATCGTGACACAACTCGAGGCGTTATTACAAGTAGTAGTCAACGCGAAACACCTAGCAATGTATTTGGAATCAGTACACCGGGTCGTCCTTATCCAGATAATGGAGCAGAAAATCCTGAGGCATTCTTGGCTAAAGTACAAGCAGGTACGTTAACAGAAGCAGACTATACATATACTACACGTCGTGGTGGCCATACATTCCTTATGGATGATGGTAGTATTACTGGTGTAGATCAATTAATTAGATTGCGTACAGGTAAAGGGCATCAATTGATGATGCACGATACAGATAACTCAATTTATATCGGTCATGCCGATGGAACAAGTTGGGTAGAATTAGATTCAAATGGGGCTGTGAATATATTTGCTACAAATGGGTTTAATGTTAGAACAACAGGTAGTTTAAACTTTCATGCAGATCAAGATATTAATTTCAATGCTGTAAACAATATTAATATAGCATCTAGTGGATTGAATATAAACAATTCTACGACTACTATATTAACCGGTGCACTTAATTTACAATCAAGTGGCAGTATAGGATGCAAATCAGGATCTACATTTATCATTGATGCTGGTGCTACAGTGAGTATTAAATCGGGTGGCACTGTTGCTTATGAAGGATCATTAGTTAAACAAAACAGTGGTGGCACACAATCTATATCGGCTCTGGCAAGTATACCTGTTAACAGCTTACCTGATGTAAGTTTAAATTCGGCTACTGGACTGTATGTTTCTAATCCAGGTGTATTGAATACTATTGTAACAGTGGCACCAACACATGAACCATATGCTCGTGGTGCAGCTCCTTATGCAGCAACAACTTCACCAGGATTACAACCTAGCACATATACCGGTACACAAGATGCAACAAAGAACACTGGAGGAACAGTTATTAAAAATCCTGCTACTGCAACTGATCTGCGCAATCAACCTAAGTGTGACTGTTCAGTTGGTAACTTAACTTCAGACCAATTAACTGCTTACTATACTACAATAGGCAAGAGCGAAAGTGGTGGCAAGTATGATGTTGTAAACTCAATTGGTTTTGTAGGTAAGTACCAATTTGGATATCCTGCACTTATTGATGGCGGGTATGTAAGTAAAACTTGTAAATCAAACGCACAACTTAAAAACCCTAATATGTGGAGTCCAAACAAAAACGGAATTGATAGCCTAACTGCTTGGTTAGCTAATGGTCCAGAACAGGAAGCAGCAATGTGTGCTTACACTAAGCGTAATTATACTGCAATGGTTAAAATTGGTGCAGTTACAAGTGATCAATCCCCAGCTGATGTTGCTGGTATGTTGGCTGTAGCTCATTTATTGGGTCCTGGCGGCGCCAAAAATTATCGTAACGGACAAAGCGGATCAGATGCTTATGGAACTACAGGGGCTGATTATTTTGCTAAAGGACAATATGCTGTAGCTGTATTAGCACCACAAATATCTACGTTAGATCAAGCACCATCAACGACAGTATAATTTTAGGATAAATATTTTTATGGCTACTATATATAAAGGTTTTAGTACATTAGTTGATAATAAAAAATTTCGTTTAACTGATATGGAGTTAGTTAAACGAGACATTATTAACCACTTTAATATCCGCAAAGGTGAAAAATTAATGAATCCTAGTTTTGGGACCATTATTTGGAATGTACTTCATGAACCATTTACAGAAGAGCTTAAAGGCGTAATAACTTCTGACATCGAAGCCATTGCTAATTATGATCCACGTGTTAGTTTCGATAACATAGTTGTTACAGAATTTCAACAAGGTCTACAGATTGTTTTGAACATCAGATATCTTCAAACTGACCAGTCAAGTGTAATGAGTTTGCAGTTTGATAACCAAGCAAATAGTCTATCAGTGACTAATTAACTACCCACTTTTTCCTTATAATAAATACATTATAACAGGAAATAAGCATGGCAACCACGACACGACAAACCAGTTTATTAGTCTCAGAAGACTGGACTAAACTATATCAAACCTTTCGTAATGCAGACTTTCAAAGTTACGATTTTGAAACGCTTCGCGCTTCGATGGTTAGTTACTTAAGACTATATTACCCAGAAGATTTTAACGATTTCATTGATTCGAGCGAATTTGTTGCATTAATTGATTTAATTTCTTTTTTAGGTCAATCTCTTGCATTTCGTGGAGACTTAAATACACGTGAAAATTTTATTGATACAGCACAACGCCGTGATAGTATCCTTAAACTTGCTCGTCTAGTTAGTTATAATCCTAAACGTAATATTCCGGCCAGCGGTTTTCTAAAAGTAAGCAGTGTTAGTACTACTGAACAAATTTATGACAGTAATGGTATCAATTTAAGCGGACTTGTGATTAATTGGGCCGATGCTGGCAATGATAATTGGTTAGAACAATTTACGGCTGTGATCAATGCCAGTTTGGTTTCTAATCAAATTATCGGCAAACCAAGTAACAGTCAGATTATCAACGGTATTACTAACGACGAATATCAAATTCGCTTAGTGGCCAGTACCGTAGCTACTTATAGTTTTACTACACAAATAGAAGGAACACAGACTGCTTTTGAAATGGTTAGTCCAACAAGTTCTGGCCAGAGTTATATATACGAAGCGGCTCCTCGTACTAATTTACCGTTTAATATTTTATACAAAAATGATAACTTAGGTAATAGTAGTCTTAACACAGGATTCTTTACATATTTTAAACAAGGTGGATTGAAATCTATCGATGTTGCTTTTCAAGAAAGTTTACCTAATCGCGTATACAGTATCAATGTCGATAACATCAATAACACAGATATCTGGTTATATAGTTTAGATTCATCAGGTAATCCTAGCGTATTATGGTCACAAGTGCCAGCAGTAGCTAACACTAATGTTATCTATAATCAAAGTACAAATAGAAATATCTATCAAATCAATACTCGTGCCAATGACCAGGTTGATTTAGTATTTGGCGACGGATCTTTTGCAAATATTCCACAAGGTAATTTCCGTGTTTATTATCGTGTAAGTAATGGATTAGATTATAAAATTACACCAACAGAAATGCAAGGCATTATTATGCCAGTTAATTATGTTAGCCGTACAGGACGTATAGAGACAATCACTATACGTGCCAGCTTGCAATATACTGTGGCTAATGCAACAAGTCGTGATACTATTGATGATATTCGTCAAAAAGCACCACAACAATACTATACACAAAATCGTATGGTTACAGGTGAAGATTATAACATCTTACCTTATACACTGTTTAATGACATTTTAAAAATTAAAGCAGTTAACCGTACAAGCTCTGGTATTAGTCGATACTTAGATGTTATTGATGTAACCGGTAAGTATTCAAGTACTAACATCTTTGCACAAGATGGTATACTATATCGTGATCCTTTTACCAATACATTTAATTTTGATTATTCTACAACTGCGGATATCTATAGAGTAATTTATAATCAAATTGCTCCTATTGCACAAAGTCAAACAACTAAACAATTTTTCTATTCTGAATTCCCTACAATATCATTAACAGATATCTATTGGAATTTATCGACTACTTTAGCTAACGGCTCGACTGGATATTTTGTTGATAGCACAGGTAAATTGTTGCAAGTAGGTTCATCGATAAGTGGGCCAAATAGCTACATAGTACAAGGTGCTATTGTTAGATTTAATGCAGGTGCTGGCAATTATTTCGATGCTCAAAATACTATTCAAGTTGGTGTACCATCTAATAGTGGTGACAAATATTATATCTATGCTGCAATGGAATTAATTGTAGGTGATGGTACTAATGGTGGTGCAGGTAACTTATCTAATGGTGTAGGTCCAATTACTATTAATCAGATTCTTCCTGAAGGTGCAATTGCTGATCGTGTATTTTCTGTACTTAATGTAGAATTTTCAAATTCTTTAGTTACATCGATGGTAAGTTATATACAGGCATTCTCTAATTTTGGATTACGTTATGACGTACCAACATCTAGTTGGCAAATAATTGGACCGCAAGATATTAATTCTAGCAATTTTAGTTTACAATATACTGGCAATACCAGTCAACAAAGTCTAGATGCCAGCTGGTTAATATTATTTCAAACAGTAGGACAAACCTATACAGTAACTTATCGTGGGCTGAATTACGTATTTGAAAGTGTATTAGAAACAGATTTTTACTTTGATAATTCAGTTAAGATATTTGATGCTACAACAGGATTAACAGTGTATGATCAAATTAAAATATTAAAAACAAATAGTAATTCCGATGATGCTAATCCATTGGCTTTAGATTATATCTGGTATGTATATGACAGTATTACAGAAGTTGATGGGTATCAAGATCCTAATAGGATTTTAGTAACATTCCCAGATACTAACAACGACGGCATCCCAGATAATCCTGAATTATTTGAGTTATTAGTAAATCCAACAGTTAATACTACTGAAAAATATGTATATCTATATGCATCAACAGGATATGATAACTTTGTAGTACAAACTCCTGTTGATAATAGTACTATTGTTTCAAGATACCCTGATTTTCAATCAGCACAAATTGCAGCTACTTTATACACTAACGGACAATTATTTTATCTAACAAGTGATGATGCATTCTATCAATTATCAGTAAACGGTTCTGTGTATACATTAAATCCAGTTACTGGATATACAGCTAAAGTAGGACGACAAAATTTATATTTCCAATATAGACACAATAGTCCGAATAATCGCCGTATTGATCCAAGTCCAAATAATATTATTGACTTATACATCTTAACAAAACAATATTCTACAGATTATATTGCATGGATACAAGATACATCAAATACTATTACTGAACCTACTGCTCCTACAAGTGAAGATTTAGATTTATCATACAATACCTTAGATAATTATAAAACTATTAGTGATACTATCATCTATAATCCGGCGGCATTCAAGCCATTGTTTGGAGCAAAAGCAGATACTTCTCTGCAGGCAACATTTAAAGTTATTAAAAATCCTAACATTGTTATCAGTGACTATGATATACAAACCAGTGTGATTGCAGCAATTAATAATTATTTTTCTGTTGACAATTGGGATTTTGGTGAAACATTCTATTTTAGTGAATTATCGGCATATCTACATACTACATTGGCTCCAAATATTTCGAGTATTATTATTGTTCCTGTTAGTGAATCGAGTGTGTTTGGTAGTTTAATGCAGGTTAATTGTAATGTGAATGAAATCATTACCAGTGCAGCTACAGTAGATAATGTGGAAATTATTACTGCGATTACTGCGGCACAAATCAACCAAATTGCGTTGGCTTAAATACTATATAACCTTTGAGATATAACGATGGCAGCTATAAAAACTTTAAATTTTCTTCCTGTAATATTCCAATCTGATACTAATCAAAAATTTCTATCAGCTACAATGGATCAATTAGTTAGTGAACCTAACTTAACAACATTATATGGATATATTGGTAGAAAATTTGCTCCTACATATAAGACAGGGGATAGTTATATCACAGAATATACCAGTGATAGACAAAATTATCAACTTGAACCAAGTGTAGTTGTTCGTGATTTACAGAATAATATTTCTTTCTTTAGTAGCTATCCTGATCTATTAAATAAAATCAAATATTACGGTGGTATTGTTAATAATCATAGTAGACTATTTGATAGTGAATATTATAGTTTTGACCCATTAATTAGTTTTGATAAGTTTGTTAACTTCAGCCAATACTATTGGTTACCTAATGGACCTGATCCTGTAATGGTCGATACCACAGGCATTGAATTAACAAAAACCTGGGTAGTAACACGTGATACAACCAATAACCAATATGTGTTTACATCCGAAGGAGAAGTTGATAACTCATTAACATTTGCACGTGGTGGTACATATACTTTTGTAGTCAACCAACCTGGGTATCCTTTTTGGATTCAATCTCAATTAGGAACCAGCGGAGTGTTATCTGCAACTCCTACTATTAGTTCACGTGATGTATTAGGTGTAACAAACAACGGCACCGACTCTGGTGTTATCACGTTTCAAGTACCACAATCAACGGCACAAGATGTATATTTGTCTATGCCTACAATATATAATGTAGATTATGCAACTCCATTAGCATATTCAGATTTAGAAAACCAATTTATAAGTCAATTCCTTGCGGCATTCCCACAATACGGTGGTATCACAGGCACCTTAGATGGAAAATATTTAATATTTGCAAATCAAGGGTTATTAGAAAATCAACAAAATATTTGGACTGCTCCTGCTGTTATTGATCCAATAACACAGGCTACTATTCCAGGATATGACGCAGGCACAGTAGTTCCGGATTCTGAACAATATGGAATTTGGCAAGTAAAACTTGTAACGGTTCCTGGAGTAACTGACAAACTAATTAGATTAGTATATATTCAAGATGTAGCGGTTAACCAAAAGGTTTATGTTCGCTACGGACTTGTAAATGCAAATAAAGATTTTTATAAAGATTATGATGGGTTCTTTCACCAAGTACCATTAATTACAGCAAGTGCAAATGTTTTGTACATACAAGATGGTATAAATTCTGATATTAACGATTCGATTAAATTAGTAGAATTTAGTAATTGGTCAATTGATGTCGAAAACGATATTTTAGGTAAATTAAATTATACCAGCCCTAATGGAGTACAATTTACTACAGGTCTAAAAATTCAATTTGGCACTGACGTGACTCCTTCAACATATCAAAATAATCAATATTATGTTGAAGAAGTAGGATCAGCTAACGGTATTCGTTTAGTAGATGTAAATCTATTAGTAACTCCAGAAGCATACCATAATGAATTGGCATTAAATTATCCGGACGAAATATTTCCTGATTATATTACTATTAATCGTAGTAGTGTTGATCTTAATGCATGGTCACGCAATAATCGCTGGTTTCATAGACAGGTTATTACTGATACAGCAGCATATAATAACACAGTTCCGGTATTTGATCAATCTTTACGTGCAACTCGTCCTATTATACAGTTTAATCCTGACATCTTATTATTAAATTATGGGCGCATCGGTAAGCAACCAATTGACATTTTAGATACTACTACATTGGATGCCTTTACGCAATTACAAGGACAACCGTTAACAGAAGCATTTGGTATTACAGTAACTGATGGCCTTCGAGTATTATTTGCTAATGACATTGATCCGTTGGTTAAAAATAGAATTTATGTAGTTAATCTAGTTCAATACCAAGTTGATGAAAATGGATTACCAACAGGTACTCAATATATCGACTTAACATTAGCTGATGATGGAGTTGCATCAGCATACGATACATTAGTAGTATTACAGGGCAAATATGCAGGTAGCCAGTGGTGGTATGATGGTGTAAATTGGAATGATAGTCAACAAAAAACTGGACTACAACAACCGCCATTATTTGATGTATTTGATTCAACTGGTAAAAGTTTTTCTACATATAACAGAAGTACATTTGCTGGAACGCAATTATTTGGATATTTAAAATCTAGTGCCGGTGTTAATGATCCTGTATTAGGATTTCCATTAAGTTATAGAAATTTAACAACTCAAGGTGAGATGGAATTTCAAACTTATTTTAGTACAGATACATTTAATTATGTAGATTCATTAGTGACTACTATGGATGTTTCGTCGGGATTTTTACAAACAATAGTTGATGCTAATACGTTAGAGCCTAGAAATACATGGCAAACTGTTGTAGAATATACAAAACAATATCAGTTAATTGGATATATCGCTAATGGCATTAATAGTGTATTTCCGATTGATGTTACACCAGATACACAAGCATCTATTCCGTATCTAAAAGTTTATCATAACTACACATACTTAGAACAATCACAATGGCTATATATCGGTAATAGTGTGCGTTTGACTATTGATCAAACATTTACTGGTGACGGCGTAACTAAAACATTTACTGTTACTAACGGCAATACTGTTAATGGTGTTGTAGTTATTGTTGATAATATTGTCCAAACACCATTACAATTTGGTGTTTCTGGGTCAACTATATTATTTGCTACTGCACCAGATGCTGGTGCAAACATTGATATTAGAGTAATTTCAGTACCGGACGAAGGCGATAAAATCGATATATTAGTTTATAGTTCTGAAGTAAGTAAAATAGGATCTTATCAAATTCCTACTAACTTAGAATTAAATGCACAAAATACTGATATATCAACAATGACTTTAGGTCAAATAAGAAACCACTTAGTTGCACTGGCACAAAATAGTACAACGGTAGTCGGCAATGTATTGGGATCTAGCAATCTTCGAGATATCGAAATTAATTCACAAGGTGGCACAATTTTACAAAATAGTGCCCCAGTACCGCATAGCGCAATATTTTTATTGGATAATACCGCTAACTTTATTGATGCTACTAGATATGCGCAACAAGAATATACTAAATTTAAAAATAAATTTTTAAACTTGAGTGCGTCATTAAATGGTATTGATCCAAATGATCCAGTATCTAGTGTTGATTTAATTTTAACAACAATTAACAGTATTAAAAATAAATCATTTCCGTGGTATTACAGTGATATGGTACCGTATGGTACATTGAAAAATACATTAACTTATACAGTATTTGATCCGTTAACCACTGATTACGAACTTACGACTATTTTCAATAACCAACAACTAAGCAATCTTGCTGTGTTAGTTTACTTAAATGGTGAACAATTAGTTGTTGGTATTGATTTTAATTTTAGAACTGACAGACCTTCTGTGACGTTTTATGATATTGTAAATCAAGTTTGGTTAACTAATTTTAATGTTGGCGATGTAATTACCATAGTAGAATACGCAAATACTGATGGTGCATTTGTTCCAGAAACACCTACTAAATTAGGATTATGGCCAAAATTTATTCCTGAAATGTTTCTAGATGACACATATAGATACGTTGATCCGACAACTAACATACAAGGTATCAATGTTATTCGTGGCCATGACGGTAGTATTACTCCTGCATTTAACGACTATCGCGATAGTTTCTTATTAGAACTTGAATTACGTATCTACAATAATATTAAACTACCTGACGTAGGCACATATGAAGATATTTTATCAGTAATTCCTGGCAAATTTAGAACAACTGACTATGCATTAGCTGAAACTACTCAGATTGTATCGCAAAGTTTCCTACACTGGTTAGGAAACAATAAATTAGATTTCTCTACTAATGAAACATTTGATAGCAGTGATGCATTTACATGGAATTATAGTAATTTTGTTGACCGTATTAACGGAGAACGATTACCGGGTAGCTGGAGAGCATGTTATCAATACTTCTACGATACATTCCGTCCGCATCTAACGCCGTGGGAGATGCTAGGATTCACAGCAATGCCAAGCTGGTGGGTAGAGTTTTATGGTCCTGCACCTTACACAGGCGGTAATAAATTATTATGGGACGACTTAGAAGCAGGAATGATTAGATTCGGCCCGCGTCAAGGTATTGATTCAAACTATGTGCGTACAGGACTAAGCCAAATTATTCCTGTAGATGATAATGGCAATTTATTAAGTCCGGCAGCAATATTAACGGCATCATTTAACTCAATTAAAGCAGGTAATTCGTGGTCAGTGGGTCAATATGGGCCTGTAGAATATGCTTGGCGTAATAGTAGTGATTTTCCTTATGCTGTTCAATTAGCATTAGCTGTAGCTAAACCTGGCAGATTCTTTGGCTTGTTGGCAGATACTTACAATTATACATATAACTACACAATAGGTCAATATCTAACTTCTAATACAAATCAACATCTAACTCAATTTGATGTAGATTTTAATGGTGATACAACATCAGGCACACCATATCGTGGTGCAGGTTATATAAACTGGATTGCAGATTATTTAACCAGTCAAGGAATTAATCCTGCAAGTTATATCACACCTTTATTGCAAAATTATAAAGTTGAATTAGCATATAAAGCAGGTGGATTCACTGACCAAAAATATTTACAAGTATTAGCTGAACAAGTAAGTCCAGCAAGTACCAGTAATAGTATTGTGGTACCTAATGAAAACTACAGTGTATATCTATACAAATCAACACCTATACAGACATTAACATATAGTGCTGTAATTGTTGAAAAAACTGAAAATGGTTATAGTATTCGCGGATACAATCTAAATGATCCGTACTTTACAATTATTCCTAGTGAAATTAATTCTAATGCTGTTGGAATTTCAGTATTAAACAACACTGCAACGGTTTTCAAAGATTATCAAAATTTAAAATTAACTGTGCCTTATGGATATGAATTTACAACACAACAACAGGTTGTAGATTTCCTTATTAGTTATGAACGTTATTTAATTGCACAAGGATTTACATTTACCGATTCGGATCCGCAATTAGGAGAAATACGTAATTGGACACTAAGTTCTAAAGAATTTTTATTCTGGACACAACAGGGTTGGTCAAATGGTAGTATTATTGTATTGAGTCCTGTAGCTAATGTGTTAAATGCTATTAGTATTAGTGCAATTACTGACGGCATCGAAGATAGCCAATACGGAAGCAAGGTTTTAGACCAAAACTTCGGTCTTGTTAAGAATAATAATTATGACGTACTGCGTAGTCCAAATACATTTAAATTAACGTTAAATGATAGTGCCAGTGTAATTGGGTATGTTGAAATTAATCTAGTCCAATACGAGCATGTATTAGTATTTGATAACACAACAGTGTTTAACGATGTTATCTATCAACCAGAAACTGGTAATAGACAATATCGTTTAAAATTAATTGGACAAAAAACTGCTTTATGGAACGGTAGTTTAAGTGCACCGGGATTCATTTATAGCAGTGGAGAAATTGATATATGGGATCAAGGAACTGATTATCTTAAAGGTGATATAGTTCAATATAAAAATCAATATTATACTGCATTGCAAAATATTATTGCTAATCCAGAATTCCAATTTCAATTCTGGCAACAACTTAATCGCACGCAAATACAAACAGGTCTTTTGCCTAACTTTGCAACATTAGCAGTTGAATCACAATCATACTATGATAGTTATGGCGAGATTAAAGATAAAGATCAAATAGAATATAGTCATGCATTGATCGGTTTTAAACCAAGACAATATTTAAGTGATTTAGGTCTAAGTGAAACTACTCAAATTGAGTTTTATAAAGGTTTTATTGCACAAAAAGGTTCTGCCAATGCAGTTAACCAAATGCTTACTGCTACATTTGATAATTTAAGTAGTGAAATAGCATTCTACGAAGAATGGGCAATGCGTGTTGGCGAGTACGGTGCTCTTGATAGTAACCCGTATATAGAAATTCCGTTAGACGAAAAAGCATTTGGTGTAAATCCTTCAATTGCACAATTTGTTGCAGGAATTAATAATAATACCGGTAATGGTATTACTATTTTTAATTCAAACCAATTGTATAAATCGGAAGGTAGTTATACTGGTAATATTGCATTAAGTAGAACTTCGCATAGTAATTATGATAATGATATTCCTACTGCCGGTTATGTTAATATTAATGATGTTGATTTAACTATATTTGATCTTGCTAACTATCAAGATTTAGATAACAACATTAGCCAAATGGGTAGTGGATATCGCATCTGGGTAGCCAAAGATTTTACACAGAATTGGAACGTTTATCGTGTTACTGAAACTAATAATGGTATAACAACTGTAAGTAATTCATTAAACGGATATGTTACATTTACAACATCTTCTCCGCACCAATTAACTTTAACACAGGTATTCATTGTTCAGAATTTTAATTCTGCATTTGATGGTTTCTATCAAGTTTATAAAATTGTTGATGATTATAATGTTATGGTTGCCTACAGCGGTGATACCAGCAAATTAACAACATTAAGTGGATCTGGCCTGTTATTGGTATTAGACAGTTTACGTTTTACATACATGGAAGATGCACGTATATTTGGATTAACTAATCCTCCTAATGGATGGCAAGTTGGTGAAAAGATTTGGATTGACGATGATGCAGCCACTACATCTACACAAGGACAACCATTTACTACAGTTAGTGGAACGTGGAAAGTATATGAAAAAGCCCATCCATGGACATTACAACAACCATTAACAAAGAATACTAATGAATACTTTTCTAACGATGGATTTGGTTCTAGCGTTAAGATGAGTGCAGATAATATGGTGATTGTATCTGGTAGCCCAACAAGTGGAAATACTGGTATAGTTAATACATTCCTTAAAGATTATCAAGGAAACTATAACGAAAACTTAAGTTTAATTCCAGATGCAGGCAATGTTATAACTCCGACTTCTGGTTTTGGTACTACAGTTGATCTAGCTCAAGATGCATTAAACAATACTATTCTTGCTGTAGGTGCTCCGAGCAGTTATAATAATCTTGGGTATGTTTACATATACAATAAACCAAGTGCGGCATATAAATTTGCTAAGGCACAGGTTATTGTTGGTAATGTAGCATCAACAAACGATGCATTTGGTAGCAGTATTGCATTTAACCAAGACGGTGAATGGATGTTTGTAGGTGCTCCTAATAATAATAAAGTATATGCGTACGGTTTAAATCGTTTTGTTCCTGTGCAAAGTACAATAATTTCTGTACCATCATCAACAGCGGCATTAACATTGCCATTTACGCCATATGCTACTAATGATGCAACTTCATTGTTGATTACAAGTAATAGCAGAACATTTATTCCTAATATTGACTATACATTATCAGGAAAAATTGTATATTTTACAGCACTTCTATCAGCCAGTGATATCACAATCGTTCAACAACCGTATTATTCATTAGTAACAACGTTAACAATTCCTACAAGCAATGTTAACAGTCAATTCGGCTATGCATTGTCAAGTAGTTTTGATGGCGCACAAATGGCAGTTGGCGCTCCAGGCGATACAGTAACAGACGCAAACGGCATAAATCAGCCAGGTGCAGGTAGTGTCTGGGTATATGATCGTGTAATCGAAGCATTTAACACGACTGGCGCTCAAGTATACACTACTAAGAATACGATTGCTAATATATATAAAGTAACACTTGATGGAATTGAAGTTAATGATTATTTTGTATCTAGTGCAAATACAATTACATTTGTTAGTCCACCACCGGTAGGCCATATATTATATATTGAAGTAAACCAATTTAATTTACTAGAACAATTAGTCGGAGTTGATAGTTTACAAGGCGGCCTACAAGCTATTCAAGCTAATGCTGCATTTGGCACAAGCCTAACAATCTGTTCAAATAACTGTGCAATTTATGTTGGTGCTCCTTATTACAGCAACGGATTAGAACATAATAGCGGTGCAGTTTGGAAATTCCATAATCGTGGAAGATTATACGGTACTAATACTGGATATCAATTAAATCCTGTATTTACTACAGGTGATACAATTCGTTTAAACAATTTTGAAGTTACTGTAGCTAACATAAGTACACCAAGTTCTAATGTTGCTTCATTAAATGACCTAGTAACAAATATTAATGACGCAGATATTCTAGGTATTAGTGCAGTAAATCAAGGTGGTTATTTAAGATTGAACTCAGATGTTACTGTATTTAAAGATCAATTGCGTATAGTATCAGGAGTTCGTCAACCAGGTAGTCCGGGAGTATATGTAGATGCCGACTTGCGTGTATTTGCATTTATGCAAATTATTATTAATCCGTACGGAATGTCTGGTGAATTTTTTGGTAGCAAAGTTAAATTAGCAAGCAGTGCCTACATGTTAGTAATCGGTAGCGGTAGAGGAACTACTAAGGCAGATACTACATATGATGTGTTAACAACAGCCTCTGGTACAATTTTCGATCATCATTCTACTAGATGGCTTGATGCTATTCCGTCTAGCGGTAGTGTTTACATTTATGAATTGTACGATGATCCTCGTAATGTTGTAGAACATCCAGGTCGTTATCAATTTGCACAACAACTAAATCCAGGTAGTTTAGTTCCAGGTGCAGAATTTGGATATGCATTAGATATCGAAGGACAATACATTACTGTGACAGCACCCGGTTCAACAGTAAATGGTGAGCCTACAGGTACAGGAACAATTTACGTGTTCCAAAACCCAACATTAGAAAGAGGATGGAATTTAATTAGATATCAACAAGATAAAGTTGACGTTGATAGTATTAGTAGAATTTATTTATATAACAGTTTATCTAATCAAATTCTTGAAAACTTACAATTTATTGACCCTGCTAAAGGTAAAATCTTAGGACAAGCTGAACAAGAAATTAGTTTCAAAACAGAATATGATCCGGCTATTTATAATAGAGGATCTAATCCGGCTGCTGATATCAATACTAATGTTTATTGGGGTACGATGCAAGTTGGTAAAGTATGGTGGAACTTAAGTCAAGTTCGTTATATTGATTATGAGCAAGATACCTTAACATATCGTAGCATTAACTGGGGTAATTTATTTCCGGGATCTGTTATAGAAATTAATGAATGGGTACAAAGTTCAGTATTGCCAAGCAAATATGTGGCTAATGGTGGTGATGGAGTTCCTAAGTATGCAGATGATAGCGCATACGTTGAAATTATTACTGTAGATCCTATTACTGATATTATCGGCAGTGTTTATTATTTCTGGGTAACGGGTAAAACTACTGTAGATCCTAACAACACTGAAAGAAGCATACCAACTACATCTATACAGGATATAATTTTAAATCCTAAAAATCAAGGTATTGCTTATGCGGCTGTGATACAAAATAGTGCAATTATCTTATACAACGTTGGATCATACTTATCAGCTAAAAATACTATTTTGCATTTAGATTATCAATTGTTGATTAATACAAATATTATTCACAGCGAGTATCAATTAGTACAAAAAGGAAAACCAAACGGAATAATTCCAGATAGAGTTGTTAATAAATTAATAGACAGCTTAGCTGGCATTGATAATCAGGGTGCTGCAGTTCCTGATCCAGGATTAAGTTTGGCAAATAGTTATGGTATTAGTATACGTCCAAGACAAAGCATGTTTGTGGATAGATTAACTGCATTGTCGGAATTAATTGCGTATGTTAATAGTATATTTGTTATTAATCCAATTACGGAAGAATTTAATTTAACAGCATTAAATGATCAAGAACCAGTACCTAATGCAAAATTAAATGCCTATGATTTAAGTATTGATACAGATGCTGAATTGGCTTATATTAATGTTAATGGATTAACTCCTGGATACGTTGTATTAGTACTAAACGATAGTACACAAGATGGATTGTGGGTATTGTATCAATTACAAGAAGATTTAACATGGGGAATTTACCAAGTTCAATCTTATAAAAATAGTTTATATTGGAGTTATATTGATTGGTATGCAACTGGTTATTCATCGGGTACTAAGCCAACATATTCAGTTTCTACTCAAGTTGATGCATTAAAATTATCATTGGCCATTGGTGATATTGTTAAAGTTAATAACTCTGATCGTGGTGGTTGGATTTTATTATTAGTTGAAAGTACGGCTCCTACATTTACCACTGTGGGCATTCAAAATGGTACAATACAATTAGATAGTTCACTTAGCGATTTTGCTAATAATGAAATCGGTTTTGGAAATCAAGGATTTTCAACTAATAGATACGACCAAAATCCGAATATTGAAATTCGCTCAATTGTAACTGCAATTAAGGATACAATTTTTATTAACCAATTAGAGGGAAATTTTAACAATTTATTCTTTATATTAATTAACTACTTATTAACTGAACAAACATACGTTGATTGGTTATTTAAATCTAGTTTTATTAGTGTAGTTCATCAGCTTAGAACACTAAGTCAATTCCCGAGCTATACACCAGATAATCAAACGTATTATCAAGACTATATCGACGAAGTTAAGCCTTATAGAACTAAAGTTCGTGAATATTTAATTAATTACAGTGGATCTGACACATTTAACGGCAGCATCACAGATTTTGATTTACCTTCCTATTACGATACTTCAACTATTACAAGTATTTTCCGTAGTCCGAGTGGAGAGTATCCGTATACGGCCGAAGATGAAGCAACATGGCAAACATTCCCATACAACCAATGGTATCAAAATAGAACTCTTCAAGTTGATAGCATCTTAATAGAAAATCCAGGATATGGATACACTACACCACCATCGATTACTATCGTAGGCGGTGGTGCTACCGCTGGTGGAGCAACTGCAAATTGTTACATCGACGGTAATACAGGAGAAATAACAGCAATTAATGTTATTACACCAGGTAGCGGATATGTTACAACTCCTACGATAATTATTAATGGTTCAGCTAACATTGCTGCAACTGCATACGCTACATTAAAAAATTATCAAGTTAGAAGTTTTGATACTACTATTAAATTTGATCGTATTACATATTCAAGTACTGTGCAAGATTGGCAACCTAATACAGCATATACCGCAGGTACTATTGTTAGCTATGCATCATCTGAAGGTAATACATCTATTAGATCAGCATATCAAGTTACAGAAGATATAACAACTGGTGCAATATTTAATCCATTGGATTACACTGTATTGTCAGCTAATTCATTTAGTAATGCAAATGATCGTATTATTGGTTACTATCAACCGAGTGCATCTATGCCAGCAAGAGATCTGACACAATTAGTACCGGGAGTTGATTATCCGGGAGTACAGGTGCTAGGTGCAGACTTTGATTTAAATCCAAATTACGGATCATTATTTGGCGGAATTCTAGACAATATCGATTACGATGACAATGGTAGTCCTATACTAAGCCAAGCCAGCCTAGACACTATTATTCAAAGCCAGTTCACTGATGCAGCATTAGGAACACGTGCAGAAGATATTAACGTTGATGGCGGTGCGTATGTTGACCAGTATGCAAGTCATGCACCAGAAGAACTTGTTCCGGGTATTGTATTTGATACATTAGATATGCGTATATACACTAAGATAAACTCTGGGGCTAATGTAATTGCATATAGAGTATTCAATAACATGTTAAATCAAACAAGTTATCTACGTATTTCTACTGCATATACTACAACATTATCTGCCAATTTAGCACTAACTGATACTACGATATCAGTGGTTAACGCTTCTGCATTAACACCGCCAAGTATTGCAAACAATACACCTGGGGTGGTATTTATTGGTGGTGAACGTATAACTTATTGGACTATTGATCTTGTTAATAATGTATTGGGACAGATACGTCGTGGCACACAGGGTACCGCAGCTGTTAGTTTATACACAAGTGGAACATCTGTGATTGATGGAGGTATTGACCAAAACATTGTGGGGTCAAGTAATTATAGTTGGACACCAACTGTTAATGTTACTGATACTACAACATCTAGTAACACATATACATTTATAGCAAATGTTACATATACTCGAAACTATGCAAATGTATTCTATAATCATGGTATTAGTACTGCAATAGATGGCACAGGATTAACTGGATCTACAACTCCTGCGGCACTGTTCTTAAAAGCATATCCTATAAGTTAGGCATTCTAAAAGGTATGCTATGATTGAAATAAATAACAATATGGATATGAAAACGAAAGAAAAAACTGAGCAATCAGTACAACCAACTAAGAAGCCAGATGAAAATTCTGGCATTCTTGTAGAAGGTTATATTAAGATATTTGATCCAAAGACTAAAGAAGTTTTTGTAAACGGGCGAGCATAAATGAATTCAACAGCAAATTTAAGCATTATTGGGTTTTTAAAAATCCATGATCCAGAATCACAACATACTTATGTAGAGAAATGCAATGCTATTCACTACGAAAACATGAGCTTGGCTCTAGCTCAAAATGTTGCTAACAAAAGCACAAACTTTATTACAGAAATGCACTTTGGTAATGGCGGTACTACTGTTGACCCTACTGGAGTTATTACATATTTGCCAACAAATACTAATGTACAAAATGCAGATTTGTATAATCCGACATATTATAAAATAGTCGATGATACAAATGCCGCTAACCCAGATCCAATTAATAATAAAATAACTGTTAATCATACACCTGGTTTAATTTACACTGATATTCTAGTTAGTTGTTTATTAGACTATGGCGAACCAAGCGGTCAGGCTGTTTTTGATAATAGTCAAAATTTAAATGATACCTTTACCTTTGACGAACTTGGTTTATTTGGCTCAGTATCAGGCGTAAGCGGATTAGGTGTAGGACTACCACTATTAACACATGTAATTTTTAGTCCAGTGCAGAAATCACTGAACAGACTTATTCAAATCGATTATACAGTGCGAATTCAAACTCTAACTAACTTGAGTACAAATGCATAATTAGGACATTAAAATGGCGTATACAATAACAACAACGAACGGAACAACATTAGGTACTATCCCAGATGGGCAGGTTAATGGACCGAATACTGCGGGTGGATTTACCAGTCTAACATTAGTTGGAAGAAATTATCCTAATTACGGGCAGATTATTGCAGATGACTTAGTAGCATTATTAGAAAACTTCTCCGATACAACTGCTCCTGTAAATCAAATTAAAGGACAACTTTGGTGGAACAGTAGTGCTAATATATTAAGTGTTAACAAAGATGGTACTACCAATGGTTGGAAAACAGTAGGAGGAGCAACATATTCTTCTTCAGCACCTAGTTCCCCAACACCAGGTGATTTATGGTACAATAGCAGTTCTAATCAATTTTATGCATATTCAGGTAGTACATGGGTATTAATAGGCCCATCATATAATTCTAACAATGGTGCAAGTGGCGCAATATGGGAAACTATCAGTGACGGAACTAATAATCATGATGTAGTATCATTATATTTAGATGGTATCAGAACAGCAATTATCAGTAAAGATAGTACATTTACACCAAGTCCAAGTATCAGCGGATTTACTTCATTACAACCAGGTTATAATATGTCTTCGACATACACAATCTGGGGAACTGCAAACGTTGCCAGTTATATTGGCACACAACCTGCCGCCAATGTTTGGTATAATAATCAAAATAACACTGGTACTGGTACATTGTCTGTTGTTAATAATACTGGTATTAGTGTGGGTACAAATGGTGCATTGACATTATCAGTAAGCGGCAACATTGCACAACTAATTAATTCAGTAACTGGTGGTAACTTGTCGATGTATGTAAATTCATCGCAATATGGTTCACAACGTGGATTTAATATTAGTGGTGTAACAGGTCATGTATATGTTAATGCTGATCCAATTTATTCATTGGGAGTTGCAACTAAACAGTATGTTGATAATAGTTTTATTAACACAGCATTAACTGGCGTTCCTACTGCACCTACTATGCCTGGCGGTACTGCTAATACAGCAATTGCTACTACTGCGTTTGTTATTAACAATTCTGGATTCTTTACAAATAAAATCTATCAAGGTAATAGTGGTTTTGAAATTGATGACACTGGCGCAGGTACTGCTACACTAACGATCGATAATACAGCAATATTAACAGCCAGCGTTAGTGGTGTAAATTTATTAAACGGTGCTACTGCAATTACTCAACCGGATACATATAATGGTACAGGTAATGCAGCAGTTGCTACAACACAGTTTGTTAAAAATTCTACACAATGGTGGGGTGGTAGTGCTAAATTTGTAAGTAACGTAGCACCTAATCCAGGTGTAAACGATATTGGAAGTAATAACGGTGACTTCTGGTTCCAATATACGACGTAATATAGTAAGATAAATAACATATAACAATAGGTAAGAGAAATGGCATATCCAATAACTAACACAGCTGGTACTACTATAGCAACTATTGCAGATGGTACAGTTAACTCATCAGCTACCAGCCTTACCCTAATAGGCAAAAACTATGCCGGTTACGGTAATTTTTTAAATGAAAATTTTGTAGAATTATTAGAGAATTTTTCATACGGTGCGCCTCCAAGTAACCCATTAACTGGGCAACTATGGTGGGATAGTGCAAACACTCTATTAAAAATTTGTGTTAGTGGTAGTAGCAATGAATGGAAACCAATTAGTTCGTTAACAGCAGCCAGTGTTGCACCGAGTACTCCAGCACCTACAGTAGGCGACCAATATTGGAATACTGTATCAGAACAACTTAGCGTATGGAGTGGTCCTACTAACCAATGGGTTACAATTGGTCCTGCATTTTCAGCAGTTGGCGGCACATCAGGTGCAGTAGCAGAAACAATTAAAGATAGTAATAATAATAATCAAACAGTGGTTAAATTATATACTGCTGGCACAGTAATTGGTATTGTTAGTGGTAATGCAACTCCGTTCACTCCGCAAACTACTATTAGTGGGTTTGGTACTATTAACCCAGGTTTTAATTTAATTAGTTCAAATACATTAACAGGTAGCCAATTCACAGGTAATGCCAGTAATGCACTATTATTAAATGGAATTGGTTCGAATCAATTCTTACGTAGCGATACTGCCGCAACAACAAATTATCAATTAGGTGTCGGTTTATTACAAGTCGGTAGCGATTTACTTGTTAGTCCTACTGCATCATCTGAAATATCTTTTTCAAGCAATAGTGCATCTAAGAAAGACATTAGTTTTTATGTTAATAGCAATTCATTAAGAGCAGTTAATATCAACGGATCAAATGCAGCAATTATCTTGTCTAATACCGTTTCGGTATTAGGTACATTAAACGCAGGATCAACATTGAATGTAACAGGAAATGCAGTTATACAAGGTATTACTACGCATTCAAACAGTCTATTGCCAAATGTAGCGAACACTGTTAATATTGGATCTACCGGTACTCCATTTGCCAATGTTTATTCCAATAATCTAAATGGTAATGTTAATGCTACAGGTTATATACAAAATCCAGTATATTCAACTACTACAGCACGCGATGCAGCTATTACTTCACCAAAAGCTGGTATGACAGTATTTGTAACATCTGGTGCCAATGCAAGTCCAACTTTCTATGGATATACTGGTAGCCAATGGGTTTCACTGAACTAATTAAGAATAAAACTGGAATAATATGTCATATATAATTACTACAACCGCAGGTGCTACGTTAACAACATTAGCAGATGATACAGTTAATACTACTTCAACAAGTTTAAGTTTAGTAGGTAAGAACTATGCTGGTTATGGTATTTTTTTAAACGAAAATTTTGTACAATTATTAGAAAATTTTAGTAATTCTAATTCACCAAAAGCACCATTAACAGGTCAGCTATGGTACGACAGCACTAACACATTAATAAAATTCTATACTGGTAGCATTTGGAAACCGTTGCATACTTCTGCCGCAAGTCCTACAGCACCTCCAGGTCCAGTTCAAGGTGACTTATGGTGGAATACTACTACTTCACAACTTAGTGTTTATGGTGGGGGTACAGGATCATCAGCATGGGTAATTATTGGACCAGCATATACATCAACCGCAGGAACCAGTGGTGCAATTGCAGAAACTGTGTATGATACAGGTAATAATCCACACATTGTAGTTAAATTATACGTAAATAGTTACGTAGTAGCTATTTTTAACTATGGTACTGCATTTAGTATTCCGCTTACGGGTTCGAATGCAATTACGGGTTTTTCAACTATTAGTCCAGGTGTAACACTTATCAGTTCTGCGTCGCTTAGTGGAGCACAATTTTCTGGAACTGCTAATAACTCAACATATTTTAATAGTCTATCATCAAGTCAATTCTTACGTAGTGATGCAGGATCAAATAATGGCACTTATACATTAGGTGTAGGCAAATTACAAGCAGGTAGTGACTTGCTAATTGATCCAAGTGCCACAGACGTACAAATTTTTAGTAATGGCACTGGTATTAAAGATATAGGCATCTATGTTAATAAAGGCAGTACACAAACTAAAGCAATTAATATTTCCGGATCATCTGGAATTACGCAATTTTTTGCCAATGTAAGTAGTCAATACATAATTCCAACAAATGACAATCAATATACTCTTGGTCTTTCAGCATCAAGATTTGCTAATGTATTTTCAGTTGGAGTAACAACTACTAACGCATATACCGCTAACGTGTATGCTACTAATTTAAATACTACAAATATTATCGGCTCTAGTTTATCTATGGCAACTGGAACATTATCAGGTGCATTAACTGTTAATACTGGCGGTGGTATAAATGCTATCATTAACGGTGCAAGTGGTTCTGGTGTAGGTAACATTGGTACAGCCGCAAATCCGTTTAACACAGTATTTGCTCGTGCTACCTCAGCACAATACGCTGACGTTGCAGAACGCTTTGAAGCAGATGTTCCTATGGCACCAGGTACTGTAGTAGAGTTGGGCGGCATTAAGGAAATTACACAGGCAGTTCAAGAATTGTCAGAAGCAGTATTTGGCGTTATAAGTACATTACCGGGCTTTTTATTAAATGGTACAGCGGGTAGTGATGATACTCACCCAGCAGTAGCAGTTAACGGGCGTGTGCCTGTTAGAGTTATTGGTCGAGTTAACAAAGGCGATCGTTTAGTCAGTGCTGGTCGAGGCCTTGCACGTGCGGCATTGCGCAGTGAAATGACGGCATTTAATGTAATTGGTCGCGCATTAGAAGATAAAACAACAGATGGTGAAGGTATGATCGAAGCCATTGTTAAATTAAACAGTTAGGATAAAGAAAATATGTCATATTCATCAGGCGGCACCATTGCAGCAACGGACTATAATAACTTAGCCTGGGGCGG